GTCCCTGGCGTTCGGCGGCCCGAGGATGCGACCCCCTACCCCCTCGGGGCATGGGCCGTGGTCGGGGCAGGGGCGCGCTGGGGCCGTGTCAGGCCGAGGGAGCGACCGGCGACCGGAGGATGGCAAGGGCGGCCTGTAGCCCATCCCTCTGCGTCCTTAGCGTGGTCATCATGGATTGCGCCGCCTGAAGCTGGGCCTCGGCCTCTCTTACGGCCTTGTCCTGTTCGGTCAGGTCGGAGGCGTTGTCTCGCAGGGCGAGGGTTAGCGCCTTGATTGCGGGGTTGTCAGACATTGCGTTCCTCGAACATATCGGGCTGGCCTGCCTTGGCCTTGCGGGTGATGGCTGCGTTCATGGCGTGGTGCTTGGCGTCATAGGTCAGGTGGCATCGCTGACACATGGCCATCAGGTTCGGTCTGTCGCCGGGCTCGCCGTTGTTCTCGGGCTGATGGTCCAAGTGCGCCACGGTCAGGACGACACGGGAGCCGGTCTTAGGGTGCGGCTCACCATGCGCTGCCCTGCAGTCTGGATAGTGGCCGGGCGAGCCCTCGCACCGCCACCCGGCCCGCTCCCTGACCTCGAGGCTGATGACCTTCCATTCCTTCGGATAGCGGGCGCGCTGGCATGGGCGGATGGGCATCAGCGGGCGTTCCTGTTCTTCGGCATGGGCGCCCCTGATTGCTGGGGGTGCTGAGGGTCCACCGGCCAGCCGTCTAGGCCGACCTCGAGGGAGAAGCCGCGGGCCTCGTCGGCTTGGGCCTGGCTGTCGTGGTGGGGCTTGCAGAGGGAGCGGACGGGGCCGGTGAAGAACTGTTGCCAGTCCTCATTGTGCGGGGGGTGGTGGTCGACGATGGACATCAGGACTTCGCGGCCTTCCTTCAGGCAAAGGGCGCAGAGGGGGTGTTCGGCCCGTTGATGGCGCTTCCTGACGGCCCAAGCTGGCGATTTGTACCATTTGCGAGAAGGCTTCTCGGCCCTGCGCTTGGCGTCGTATTTCCGGTTCTGGGCGGTGCGGTCGGTCATGGGGCCAGCACATAGCCGGGTTCACAGATCCGCATTTCGAGGGCTAGCATGACGGCGCGGGCGGCGGGGCCGCTGGGGCCGGTCGTGGCGTAGTTCTGGGCCGTCTTGGGAGACACGCCAAGCCAACGGCCGGCTGCGGCGATGGATAGGCCGAGGGTTGAGAGGGCGGCGCGGTATTCGGTGGGGGTCACAGGTCGTATTCCGACGTGACGCCAGTAAGGAAAAACTCATGTTCAAGGTGATGCATCTCAGCAGTCATCTCCTCGATCTCGTGCGGCAAGAAGGCGGTATCGCCCTTAGCCTCATCAAGAATGTTTCGGAGCGCCTCGATCTCCAAGACTAAAGCGCGAGCGCGACGGTAGTTAGGGCGCAGGACGCTATTCATTTCACATCTCCTTGATCGACGTATCCACACTGCTGGCCGTTCCAGAATGCCCAACCCTCGCCGTTTTCATCGAGGCGGTACGTCAAGCGAGGCGCAGGAAACCAGCACTCAACCTTTGCCTTGAGGTCGGAAAGATTTTCCGCTGTCGCGGCGTAGTTGTGTGACCCCACCTGAGCAAAACGAAAAGCCATATTCACGCTCCTGCCGGCTAGTGCTTGATTGCCCTGCGCCGATGACTGAACATAGCAGATATTACGTAGTCCGCAAGCGTTGTCTTACATTTTATCGGAGAAAGTTTCTTCCCATGAGAACCGCCGCGGCCTGAGCAGTTCGGCCGGCGACAGGTCGACGGCGAGGGCCGCGCCGCCCTCAATACGAGCCACCCAGCGGCCAGCGCCAGTTCGCCACCGACAGACGGCGGGCTGTTTCAGGTGGGGCCAATAGCCAAGTATCCACGTGTCGTCGCGTGGAGCCGTCTCAATCCCCTGCCAGCCGAGGGGCGGTGTTCGTTCCTGGGTCATGCTGGACGCTCCGCTTTCATCCGCGCTGCAAACTGCCGGTTCGTCTCGCCGGGCAGGTTCGTCGGCTTCTCGCGGTCTGGTTCGTCGGTCAGCAGAACGTCGTCCTCCACGACTATGCGCGGGGCGGGAACGGTCATCGCGGCCATCAGACCGGCGCTTAGCAATGACATTGCGAACGGATGACGCTTCATCAGAGACCGCCTCTAGCTTGGGGATTGGGAATAGGAGGGGGTGCCTCGCTGTGAAGCGGACAGCCCAAGGTGATGATGAAGAGCCGATCGAAATGGTGGACGCGACCCTCGCCTCGGGCGTTATCCATCACGGGACAGGTGCAGCCCATGATGACGGCGAGATCGGAGCCTGGTGTGGGAACTTCGTCGTCGCTGATGATGCCCGATACGCTCACGACGCACCCCCATCCTGCGCGGGTTGGGCGAGGGCTTGGAGGATGGCGTCGGCGACAATCTCAGCGTTGGAGACCATGCCGATGCAAGAGACCGGGTCGAAGTCGATCACCGACTTGCCGACGATCAAGTCCGCCACCTTCTCCCGCACTCCACTGTCTGCTGACGGGGGGGTCATGTTGGGTTCACTCGCGAAGGCGCTCGTACCTGGCTGCGTGTCGGAGCTGACGGCGGCTTGCTGGCTGGCCACCTCGTCGGCTTTTACCTCAGCCCAGCGGAACACATTCTCGCCCGCCGGTGCGCCCGTCGCCTGAGCGAAGGCGTGAAGCTCTTTCAGGACGACCCCGACACTGTGCTTAAGGTGGTAATCGTTGCCGCTCATGACCCGCGACTTTCCGCCTTGGCGATAGCTTCCTCAGCCGCTTCGATCCATGATTGGCAGGTACGTCGCGCGGTGTCGGTCTGCCCCTCTGGCCGGTAGCCTTTCGCCAGTGGGAGGATCAACGCCAGAGCGTCCAGCAGGTCAGCTACAACAGCCGCTCCGTGACCCTCAGTGGGGACGGAAGGCTGCGGGGCGGTGCTGACGGCGGCACAGATTCGAGCGAACAGGTCTTCGTCTATGGTTGGCTCCTGCGTGACGCCGACTGCCCCGTCGTCCTCGGGATACAGACACGCCTCGCGAACCTCGGTGAGAAGAGCCAACAGAACAGGGGCGCAGGCGATAAGGACGGCGTTCGACCTCGTTTCTTCGGGGTCGGGCGCGTCTACCACTACGGCCAGCGGCGGCCCGTCTAGGTCGAGCGCGACCTCGTATCGGTCGGAAAGCACCGACAGGCGGTGGAGCCACGGCCCCCGCGTCGAACCTGACACAACAGCTGCTCTATGACCCTCGGTCGGTACGGAAGGCTGCGAAGCGGCCTGTAGTGAACCCTGACCTCTTAACGGGGGGGTAGGAGCGGCGAGTAGGCCCAACAGATCGGTGACCTTCACCTCGACATTCCAGCGGTCAGGATCGAACCGGCCTGTCATCGCCTCATGCTCGCCTTGCAAGTCAGCAATCGCGGCGCGGATACGACTGGCAGGCTCACCCTCTCCCATAGGAGCAGGAGGAGCGGCGGCGAGGGCGGCTTCAACGATCTGTCCGGCCTGACCCATGCTGACGAGTGCTCCGAACTCTTCGGCTTTTCGGGCCGCAGCAATCTTCATCACCACGGTCACAGTCTCTCGCTCTATGGTCATGCGGGTTGGTGCGGCGTCGCTCATGGCTTCAGGTCCTTTTTCGTCGGCAGTTTCCGGCCCTTAGGCCACGGGTTCGCGCGCTGGGGGATGGCCTGGCGGGGACGACGTGTTCCGTCCTCTCGGGCGATGATGCGCTTGATTTTGCCGCGGACCTTGGCGTCGGCTGCGGTCTTCGATTTATGGCAGGTGTCGCGATGGGCCGGGCGCCGGTTCTCGAGGCTGTCGTCCGCCGAGGTCCAGCGGTCGATGACGTGTTCGTCGTCCCACGGTTCGCCAGCGGTGATTTTCTCGCCACAGAGATAGCAGACGCCACCATGGGCTTCGAAGAACGCGGCCCGCTTGACGCCGGTCAGGGGCTTGCGCGGTCCCGCCTCTGGTCTGTCTCGCTTCAGTTTCATTGTTTCAGCCCTCCGCGTCCCGTCAGTCGAAGGCGGAAATGTCAGGCGGCGGGGTCGCGGCCTTCACCGCCCCGTCGCCCTTCGTCGCGACGTGATGCGCCGCCCAGCCGTGAACCAGTTCGGAAAGCGCGCCGCGGGACTTCTGCGCCCTCGCCTGCGCGGCCAGGGTCGCCAGCGCGCTCCCCTTCTGGGGGCGAATGGTGATCGGGAGTTCGGCGGCGGGGTCAGGTGCTTTGGTCATGGGCCTATGTCATACATTATCGGGTGGCGATGTAAACATGATTTTCAGGCCCTCGGCCTCGGCGGTCTGATCGGCGTCCAAAAGCGACGCGGCGGCCTGGCGCAGATGGCTGGCCGTCAGGCTCAGGCGCGGAAGCTGTTCGGCCTTGGCGATCAGGCCGTCAGCGAGGACACGGCAGGCGCTGACGGTCACGACATGGCCCCCGTCTCGCGGAAGCGCCGGTCGTCGGCGCAGAACTGCATCGTGACCTCGCCCGGCTTCCCGATGACCTCATGGTATCGCGACTTCTGGACCTTGACGACAGTGTCGTCGGCGTTCGGGCGGTGAACGATGACGCCCAGGTCCGCCTTGTTTATCCAGTTCGCGGAGCCGCTGATGTCGTAAAGCGACGGCATCCGATAGACGCCCTTTTCGTCGCGCTGCATCTTCGCCGGGTGCGCGACGACCACGATGTGAACCCGGAACGCCTTAGCGAAACGCTTCAGCGACCGGATGGCCCGACCGATATATTCGGTTTCCGCCTCGCCTGGCCGCCGGTCGTGTTCCAGTTCGTTCCACGGGTCGATGACGATGACCGATGCCCGGTCGCGCACTACGGCGGCTTCCATCTTGTCGAGCAGCCATTCCAGCGTTGCGTCTTCGTCCTCGTTCTGGACCAGAAACACATGGTTTCGGTCAATCCATGCGTCCGCCGCGGCGATCTGGTCTTCGCTCGCCCGCCACGCCGGCGTTTCGCAGAACCACGTCCGCAGCGCCCGCTTGTGGTCGCGCTGGATTTCCTGCTCGAACGACGCCCACGCGATAGTCAGGTCGTGGTCGACGGCGATCCCGCAGAGGACGTCGTTCAGGACAGTCGTCTTCCCGAAGCCGGGGATTCCGGTCCAGACGGAGAAGTCGCCCAGCCGGACCTTGTAGTGGTCGCGCAGCACCGTGTGGCGGGGCTCATAGATGACCTGCGTCGGAAGCGGCGGAAGCTGGCTCATCCGATAGACGCCCTCGATGCGGAGCCATTCGGCCTTCGCCATCGTCTTCTGGACGCCCTCGGGGCCGTAATCCTCAAGGACTTCGTTTAGGTCTTTCAGCCGTTCCCGCCCGCGCCGGTCGGGCCGCTTCGCCTTCGGATAGGTCAGGAACTTGCACCGGAATCGCCCGAGCAGGACGGACAAGTCCTGCAGCAGCGCCGCGCCGTTCTCGTCGCCGTCGCTGGCGATGATGATTTCGGGCGCCCAGTCCTTCGTCAGAAAGGGTTTGATGTCCTCGAGCCATTGGTATTTCGACGACCCCGCCAGGTCTTCGGCTGACCGCTCGCCGGGAGGCGGGGCGCCATCGGGAACGCTGATGGTCCGCAGGAACCCGCACTGAATGGCCGCGGCGGCGTCGAGTTCGCCCTCAGTGATGACCAGCGGCATCGACCGCAGGCTTTCGTCGCGCAGCACGTCTTCGTTCCACGCGCACCTGACGCCGCCCTTGTCCTGCCAATACTTCCGGTCGCCCTCAAGGGTGCGGAACTTGCGCCTGACGACCTCGCCGGCGCGGCGGAAGTCGATCTGCAGGACTTCACCACCATCTTTGACGACGGGGTTCAGGCCGAGACGGCTGCAGACTTCCACGTCGAGGCCCCGGTCGGCCATTATTTCCAGAGAGCGCGTCGTCATCGTAAATCATTCCCCAGCCGCAATGATGGCAAAATGCCTTAATCTCCCGGCCCGTCGCGGTGACGTGGCAACACGGGTCTTTCTTCTTCTTCCGGTTCGGCGAGCATTTCGGGCAGGGCTGGCGATAGTCGTCAGACCGCAGCCAGAGCCCTTCCGCCTTCGCCTTGTCAGCGCCGGTCGCCATCAGACGAACGCCCAGCGGGTGCCGGGCATCCCAGGCGCGGGCGTAGCGGCCTCGACTTCGTCTTCGTCGGCCCAGCCTTCCTGTCGAAGCCACGACGCCGGGTAGGGGATGAACTGGCCTGACTGCTTCAGCCAATCGGCGGACTGGCGTTGTCTGACAATCGCCGCGAGCATGGTCGCGATGTCGGTTTTTTTGATCGCCGCGTCGAACGCTTTTCGGGCGTCGGGCTTGGCCTTCTTTTTCGGATACGCCGACCAGAAGGCTTCGAAATCTTTCGCGCGCGGTGAGAGAGATTCTTTCTCTCTCACCTTTAGTTCTAGTTCTGGTTCTGGTTGGCATGGCAAACCGTTAGCACTTGCTACAGTCGGCACGTTATCTTTCAACGCTTTAGCCTTCCCTCCCTTTGAACCACTTTCGCGGCGCTGTCTGACGACATTGGCGTGTTTGTCGATTTCACGCGCCAGTCGGGACTGTATGACTTCCCCGTTTCCGACGGTGAAAAACTGCATGACAGTGGCCTCGACACGCGCCCATTGCGCCGATGTCATACGCGCGAACTTCGCCAGCTTCGCGGGGTCGTTCGGGAGGCTGCCGCCCGCCCTCCACATCGACATCAGGAGCAGGCAATAAGCGCCATGCTCGAGCGTCGACAGGTGCGTCGTGTCGGCCAGATAGTCGGCCACATAGAGCGGCATATACGGCGGCGCGCTCATCCTCTCGCGCTCCGCGGCGTGGCCCATGAAGGTTCAGGCCAATGACCGAAGCGGGCGAAATAAGCCTGACGCTTCTGTTCGCGGGCGCGCTGGACGACAGTTCTACACCTGACGCAGCAGTCGTTCGGTTCTTTACCGCTCCGAAGCGCCTTCGTGCTGCGGGTCTCCCATCCGCCGCAATCGCACCGAACGACCCACGACGCTTTAGCACCGCCGCTCAGTTCGGACTTGTCGAGCAGGCCCTTGACCACAAGCGACCCGCGCCGCTCGTCGGTCAGGTCTTCAAGGCACGGCGGGACCGGCTTCATGCGCGGCGGGCCGTCCCATGTCAGGATAGCGCGCAGGCGCGGTTCGCAGGATTGCGGTTCGCCGCTGTCCATCTGTTCGACCGCCTGTAGAAGCGGAGCGCGGCTCAGGATTTCGTTCGGGTGTGCCGTAAGGCGGTGCTGGGGCGCCAGATGGGGCTGGCGCCCTCCAGTGCGCTTAGACATACGCAACCCCCGAAACGGTTGCGGCGTTCACAGTCGCGCGATATATTCGCATGGTCACGTCAGGCTCCCTATAAGCCGGTGATTATCAGGGCGGGCTCGGTTGTGGTGACCGACCCGCCCGCCCTTTATCCGCTCAGTCCTCTAAGTCGTCAACCGAACAGGGGCAGGTCAGCGCCGGCGGCCTTAGCCTGGGCCTCGGGCGTGTCCAGCTTCGCCATCTCGATTGACGTCAGCGCGCCTTCGCCCCGCGCCCATGCCAGCTTGCGAACGATGTCCTCGACATAGGCGTCCTCGCGCTCGATCAGGACGGCGCGGAAGCCCCCGCGCATGGCGCCGACGCCGGTTGTTCCCGACCCAGCGAACGGGTCCAGCGTCAGGCCACCGGGCGGCGTCACAAGGCGGACCAGATAGGCCATCAGGTCGACCGGCTTCACGGTCGGGTGACGGCTCCCGAGGCGGTCTTCGGCGTCGGCCTTGGCGCTGTAGAAGAACCGGGCGGCTGATCCATCCGAGCCACCGAAGACCGCCTCGCCGCGCTCGTTCGGCTTGCCGTAGACATCGCCGTGAGAACGCATCCCGCCCGCTGGCGGATAGCCGCCGCTGGACGTCTCAGGAAACGCCCCCGTCACTTCCTCGCTTCCGTCAGTTAGGACGTTTGCAGGCCAGCGGCCTTTTTCATGCGCCGTGGCCTGAGAGGCGAGAGGCGTTCCCTGCATGAATGTCTCGGCTGTCTTCGGCCGCGAGTATCCTTGCCTCCCAAACCCTCCCATGCGTTCAATCGCGGAGGCATCTTCGGCTGACATTCCTATCCGGCTCGCGTCGATGTTCAGCGCCCCGGTTCCGTGCTGCAGGACATTGGCGGCGACCGTGCTGTCGAGAGGCTTCCGCGCCAGAACCACCGGCTCAAGGGCGGGCTTGAGAGCGGTTCCCCAGCCTTGCCACTGGCGGGCGGCGTCGGTCGCGGGGGCGGTCAGCAGGACGTCGGTCGATTCGCGTTCCGTTCGATCGGAGCCATAGGCCCCGCCGTTCATCTTCTGGGCCTGATAGGCGACGCCGGTCACTTCGCGCGATGCCCCCGCCGCCTTGTCGATTCCCTTGCTGACATCATGCGACTTCGGGAAGCCCGACCCGTAGAGCCAAGCGACCATGTCGCGGATTTCGAAGCCCGCGTCCTCAACGGCGCAGGCGAGGCGGTGATAGGTCCGCGTCCCGCTGAAGGCGATCACATGACCGCCCGGCTTCAGGACGCGCCAGACTTCGGCCCAGAACTCGACGGCGAAGGCGGTTTCGCCAGTGTCCCACTTCATTCCCATGAATCCGCGTCCGGTGCGGCCATAGGGATTTTCCATGTTCTCGGTCTTCTCATTGCGCGGCGAGTTTCCGAAACGCTGAACAACGCTGACCAGCGCATAGGGCGGGTCACAGACGACGCTGTCGAAGTGCGCGTCTGGGAACGCCTTCAGCACCGCCCGGCTGTCGCCGTGAAACACGCGGACCCGGTCGGCATCGGTCGTTCGCTCAGTCCAGGAATCCATCATCAGCCCTTCTCAGTCGTTCGGCCCATGCGGGCCAGTGGGGGGAATAGTGTTCGACGCCGCAGAGCCAGCAGGCCAGCGCGTCCGCTTCGTCTTCAGTCTCGATGGCGAGGCCCAGCGCGCGGCCCGCCAGGATCATCTGCGGCTTCTTCGCGCGGCCTGACCCCGTGAGGCGCTTCTTCGCGGTGCCAGGATGAACCTCGACACACCGGACGCCGCTGTCGGCGCAGACGACTTCCAGCATCCCGGCGAGGCCGTGCAGTTTGCGCGTGACCGCTGTCGTGACGACAGAGCCGAGGATGGGGGCTTCGAACAGGCAGACATCGGGCGAGAAGCGCCGCATCAGGATTGTGAAATAGTCGCGGCCTTCGATCAGGAACCGGCCCACGTCATCGCCGGTCGGCCTTAGCCGGAAGTGGCCGACAACGGGGTCGGTTTCCCCCCTGCCGGCGCACCATCCGGTGTTAGTTGCCAAGTCGAAAGCGAGGATCACCGTGCCCTCGCGAACTCGCCGTGCGCCTCTTTGGCAGCGGCGAGCCAAGCCTCATGGGCCGCCTCTGGGCTGTCAAAGGCTCCCAGATAGCGGTGCGTTCGGTTGACCGTGATCTGGGCCGTCCACTTCCCGAACTTCTCGCGGTAAACCACGCCCTTGAAGCCCGACTTATTGTTGCTCTTCAGGCGGCTGTTGGCGTTGTTCTGGCTCTTCGTCGCGGCCCGCAGGTTCGACCACCTGTCATCCGCCTTGATGCCGTTTTCATGGTCAACGATGTGCGTCGGCCAGTCGCCAGTCATCCAGAGCCAAGCGAGCCGGTTAGCGCGATACCGCCCGCCGTCTATGCGGATGGCCCGATAGCCGTGGACGTTTATCCCGCCTGCGACTTGGCCCGCGATGGTGTGTCGGTCGCCGCAGGTGTGTCGCCAGGTGAAAACGCCGGTCTCGGGCTCATAGTGAAGCAGGCCCGTGACCCGTTCGTATGTCGGAAGCGGCTTCAATCGAATGCTCCTATTTCTGATGGCATCTTCGGCTTGGCCTTCTGGGGCTTCGCGGCCCCGTCCAGCGTCGCTAGCAGCCCGTCGAGGTCGCGGACGGTCAGGCCCTCGGGGGGCTTGGCCTTCCACGCCTCAAGCTGACGCCTGACGCGCGGGAGGTCGTCGCCCTCTTCGATGCGGCGCTGAAGCCAGAGCGCATAGGCGGCGGGCGGCTTCATCAGTGAAAGGCCGCGTCAGCGTCGGACGACTTGCCGAACTTCATGGCGCGCTTCTCCATGACGGCGTCGTAACCCTTCAGCCAGTCCTGACCCCGCTCGGGCGGGATATTGTCGGGGACTTGGCGGTCGGCGGCCATGACGCCGGCCAGATGGCCCGCCGCTTCGGCGTCGAGTTCTTCCTTCGCACCCGTGGGAAGGCCGTCGAACGCGCTGGACCAGTCCGCGGTCGCAAGGCCGAACGTCTTGCGGATAAAGGCGCGGGCCTTCTCCTTCTCAGCCTGCTCCGACTGCAGGTCCAGCTTGTCCGCGTCGTCCATCGCTTCCTTGATGAGCGACGCCGGCAGGCCCGCGGCGCCCAGCTTGGCGACGACGCCCTTCCGGTCGGCCCGCAGGTTTTTGACCTCGGCCATCTTCGCCGCGATCTTGTCGTCGAACTTCCGCAGGTCCGCGACGCCGTTCAGCAGCGTCTGGGCGAGCAGTTCTTCGGAGGGGACGTTCGGAAGCTGGACGACGTTGTCGGGCGCCTCCGCTTCGGCCTGGCGCTCGCTCAGGGGTTTCTGGCGCGGCTTCTTCGGCTTCGCGCCGCCAAGGGTTTCGGCCATGTCTGGCCCTTTCATGCTCGGCTGATCTGGAAAGGTTTCGGCGTCAGCCCGTCGCCGCGCCGAATGTATGACACGCCCTCGCGCCGGATAAAAGGCCCGACCCGAAAAGAATGTATGACAGACCGCTTGACCCTATCCCGACGCGGTGTCATACATTGCTGACGGGGCGCGGAACTCCCCGGATTGAAAGGCTGAAACGTGGACGTTCTCAAGATGATCCAAGGGCTGACGGCCCGCCTCTGGGACCAGTACGGCGACCCGCTTGTCCGCCCGATGGAACAGGAGGAAGTGCACCTGACCTATTACGCTGGCGAACTGATGAAGCGGCGCGGCTTCGCGTGGTTCAAGTCCGAAGGCATAGAGGGGGCCTGCTACACTGAGAAGGCCATGCAACAGGCGTTTATCGCCGGTCGTCGTATCGGGCTTCGTGACGCTCAGCGCATCGCTGACGAACAGGTTGCAGACCGCCTTGCCGCTGCCCGTGAAGCCTTGGAGTCGCGCTGATGGAACAGCCCCCCATCCTCCCCGACCACCACGCCGACGCCGCGCTCGACGGCTGGGAGCCGTTCGAAAGCCGCCGCCAGCCCGCCGAATGGAACCGATGGGACATGGCCGGCGCGGTCGTGGCCGTCGTCGGCGCACTGGCCGCCGTCTGGTTCGTGCCGCTGTGATCTTCGGTTCTGTCTGCTCAGGCATTGAGGCCGCGTGCGTCGCTTGGCATCCGCTGGGATGGCGGGCCGCCTTCGTGTCCGACATCGACCCATTTCCGCGCGCCCTGCTGCGCCATCATTATCCAGACGTCCCGCTTCGGGGCGACTTCACCGAAATACAGGCGGGCGAACATGAGCCAATCGGACTTCTGGTCGGCGGGACTCCTTGCCAATCCTTCAGCGTCGCCGGACTCCGAGGCGGAATGGATGACGACCGCGGTAACTTGGCCCTCGAATATCTTAGGCTGGCTGACCGACTGCGGCCCCGGTGGCTGGTTTGGGAGAACGTCCCCGGCGTCCTGTCGTCGAACGGAGGGCGGGACTTTGGAGCCATTCTCGGGGGCATGGTCGAACTCGGGTATGGCGTCGCCTACCGAGTGCTTGACGCTCAGTTCCTCGGAGTGGCCCAGAGACGCCGTCGTGTGTTCGTTGTCGGATACCTTGGAGACTGGCGACGTGCCGCAGCGGTTCTATTTGAGCGCCACAGCCTGTCGGGGAATCCTGCGCCGCGCCGAGAAGCGGGGCAAAGAACTGCCGGCACCTTTAAGGCTTGCGCTTCAAGCGGTGGCTGGAGCAACAGCGCCGACCATGCCGCCGCCGGGTACATGATCCCAGTCCAAACGACTGAGGAGGTCGCCGATACGCTGGCCGTTGGCGCGAACCAGACGACCGGTTTTCAGTCGCCGAGCATTGTCGCCAGCACCGGCCATGTCGCGCACTGCCTGAACGCCGGCGGCATGGGACGGCAGGACTACGAGACCGAGACCCTGATCGCCCACACCCTCAAGGGCGAGGGGTTCGACGCCAGCGAGGACGGGACGGGGCGCGGGACGCCTATCGTGCCTGTCTGCTTCAGCGCCAAGGATCACGGCGCCGATGCAATGTCCGATCTGTCGCCAACACTGCGGGCCGGCGGCCACAGCAAGAGCCATGCGAACGCGGGCGTCATGCCTGCCATCGCCTTCGCCCTTCGCGGTCGTGAAGGCGGCGCCATGCCTGAGGTCTGCGAGGACGGCTCTGTCGGAACGCTGCGGGCCGCTGATGGCGGGTCGAGCCGGGATTACGTGGCGTTTGCCTCAAACACTGAAACTATGTATGGTGTGAGCCATGCCGATGCCCCGCAAACCGGACCCCGTCAAGCACTGCGAACAATGTTCGAAGCTGCTGGAGAGGAAGCGGCAACCGAATGGTGCCTTGGAGTCCTTGCTGCATTTTGGCCGGCGGAAGTTCTGCGACCAGAAGTGCATGGGCGCGGCGTTCGATGCTCGGCCATCCCGCAGCGTGGATTGGTCAACGTCGCACTATCACGCTCGCAAGCTGGTTCCACCTGGACCGTGCAAGACCTGTGGGAAGCCGGACGCGACGGACGTGCACCACAAGGATGGCGACCACACGAACAACGAGCCAGCGAACTTGGTGCGTATCTGTCGGAGCTGCCATATTCGCCATCACCGGCCCAAAGGCTCCTGCACGATATGTGGGGCGCCAGTGAAGGGGCTGGGCTTCTGCGAGAAGCACTATCAGCGCTTCAAGAAGCACGGCGATCCGCTTGCGGTGAAGTCCAATCAGCACACGCCGGTAGCGCGGTCCGCCGACTGACGGTCGAGGAGTGCGAGGCCCTCCAAGGATTTCCTCGGTCTTACACTCTCGTCCCGCACCGCGGAAAGCCTGCGGCTGACGGTCCCCGATACAAGGCCCTCGGGAACAGCATGGCGGTTCCGGTGATGCGCTGGATAGGCGAGCGCATCCAAGCCGTCGAAGACCTGACGACCGTTTCTGACGCATCCGCAACCGATAAGGGCTGACCATGACCGACCACCCAGACGCCGAAATCCTCGAGACTTTCTCAATCGACCACCACGCGACATCGACCGACCACAGCCGGAAAGCGATGGCCGCAGGCGCCGCCGCCCTCCGCGCGCTGGCCCAGTTCCGCCCGCATCACCCCCAGGCCATCGTCGGCAAGCGTTACGCGACCCTTGTCGTACCCTTTGAGGCCCTGATGGCGGCCCGCGCGGCAGTTGGCGACCACGACCTCGGGCCGGTCGACGTCAACGCCCTGCGGCAACTGCACGATGACGACAGGCAGGCGCACAACGCGACGCTGGACAGCAGCGAACACCGCGCGAAGTGGGGCCGGTGATGACCCCGATTCGCTGGAACGGAAAGCCCGTCGCGCGGCCTGGCGTCTATGTCGGGGTTCCGATGGACGCCTATCATGGGGCGATCACGGTGAAGCCGTCGATTTCATCGACCGGCATCCGAACAATATTCGACAAGAGCCCTGCCCATTACTATCGGGACAGCTACCTGAACCCCGACCGCGAGCCCCAGAAGGACGCCGACGCCTTCCGCTTCGGTCGTGCCGCTCACTTCCTTCTGCTGGGCGAAAAGGGCTTCCGCGATCAGTTCATCGTCAGGCCGGAAAAGTACCGCGACGAAGAGGGCAAGTCGAAGCCGTGGACGGGGACCGCCACCTATTGCAAGGCATGGAAGAAGGAGGCCGAGGACGCGGGCCTGACCATCATCACGCCAGCGGACCTCGAGTCGATCAAACTGATGGCCGAGAACCTGCGCCGGGAGCCGCTGATTAAGGCGGGCATCTTGAACGGTGCCATCGAACACAGCCTGATCTGGCGCGACGAAGAGACGGGAGTCTGGCTGAAGGCCAGGCCCGACGCCATGCCTGCGGTCGATATGTGCATCGCGGATTTAAAAACCTGCGTCGACATAACCGACAGCGGCATCGAGAAGGCCATCAGCGACCACGATCTGCACGTTCAGGCGGCGCTGGTCGGGATGGGCCTGCGGGCGCTGACGGGCCGGGAAATGGAATCGTTCTCCCTCGTATTCGTCGAGAAAACGAAACCGCACTGTGTCCGCGTCCGTGAACTGACCGGCGCCGACCTTGAACTGGGCGAGCAGCAGATTCGCGCCGTCCTGCCGATCTTCGCGAAGGCCGTTGAAACCGGCGTCTGGCATGGGCCGGGCGGGGGCCAGGTCGACGCGCAATATGCGGAAGTCACGCCGTGGCGCCGGAAGGCCATCGAACGGCGGCTGCAGGTTCTGGCATCGGAGGCGAGCGTATGAAGGCGAAATGGTTCTCCGAACTTCCGCCTTGCCCAGGATGCGGGCGCCAATCGACCGGTGTCCTGATGAGCCAGTTCAACGACAAGATGGGGGCGCATTGCAAACGCTGCGCCCTGAAACGAATCCAGATGGATAAGGAAAAGACCACATGACCGACACCGCCCTGACCACCACCGAGAACCGCCCGCGCCCGGCAATGACTGTCGGCGGCAACGTCGGCGCCCTCATCCCGCAGGACATCGAACAGGCTTTCCGCATCGCTCAGGCGCTGGCCCATAGCGGCATGGCCCCGAACGGCTTCCAGACCCCGGAGAAATGCTTCGTGGCTATCATGGCGGGGGCCGAACTCGGCTTGCCGCCGTTCCAGTCCCTGCAATCCTTCGCCATCATCAACGGACGCCCGACCATTTACGGCGCCGCCCTGATGGCCGTCATCCGCACGAACGGCTTCAAGGTGCGCGAGTGGTTCGAAGGCGATGGGGAGACGCTGACGGCATTCTGCGAGGTCACGCGCCCCGACGACGGCGACAAGGCCGAAGCGTCCTACAGCGTGGCGGACGCGAAGACGGCGAAACTCTGGGGCAAGGCGGGGCCGTGGACGACCAACCCGAAGCGGATGCTCCAATGGCGGGCGCGCGGCTTCTCCTTCACTGACGGGGCCGCCGACGTTCTGAAGGGCCTGCAAATCCGCGAGGTCGTGCAGGACGACGAACCGTTCATCGAGGAACCGAAGGCGCGCGAGGGAACGGGCCTGCTCGGGAAGCTGGAAGCGACGCAGACCCTGGCGACCGAAGGCTTCGGCATCCGCGACGTTGGCGAGGAAGCCGGCGAGGCGTCCCCGGAAGCGGAGGCGAAGCCGAAGAAGCCCCGGAAGAAGACGGTCGCGAACGAAGCCCTCGACGCCATCGCGGACGCTGAGCCGGAAATCGTGGCGCAGGTCGTGGAAGACCACGGTCGGCCCGACGATTACGAAGGCCCCGACGCGGGGATGCACGACACCGAAATCGAGGACGATGAAGGCGTCGAAACGACCAACGATGAAGCGTTCGCGTCAGACATCGCCTCAGACCCCGAAAATCTGCCCGCTGACGCCGAAGTCGAGGAAACGGCGACACAGACGCCCGAACCCCACGCGAGCGGCCCCATCACCGGCCCAGCGCCCGCTGACACGCTCTATTTCATGGCCGACAAAGAAGCCTTCCCCTCGGGCCGCCGCGTCGTCTTCCTGAACGGCCAGCCGGAGAAGGAAGCCATCGACGACACGCCCGACGTTCCGACCTATACGGAACACGCGCCGGCGAAGAAGGCGTCGGCGCCGAAACAGGCCGAAAAGCCCCCCGAAACGGCCTCGGAGCCCGCCACGACGGCGTTTGATGATGGCGCCGAACCTTCCGGCCCCAGCGCCTTCGATGACTTCGACGCCGCCCTGAAGGAAGCCCGCGACGGCGCGGAGGTTGTCGCCGCCGTGGAAGACCTTTTCGGGTCGGGCGAATGCGGGACCGTGGGCCTGAAGCGCGACGCCAGGGTGAAGGCATGGGAGCGGGTCATCGAACTGAACGCTGACGGCGCGAAGATCGACCCCGTCAGCGCGCCCTTCCTGCTGGCGGCGTTTGTCTCACACTCCGAGGACATCGAAACCATCGAAGCGACCCTGCCGCTTTGCCGCGACCAGCAATGGTTCATCGACGGTGGCGAAGTCATGCAGACCACCATGGCCCGCTTCGTCATGGACCGCGTCACGGCGCTGAAGGGCGGCTGACGTGCTTTTTCTGGCGGCGATGGTCCTCGCGGTCGTCGCCGCCGCTCTCTTGTGGAAGGACGACTGATGCTCACGATCAAAGCCGAAAGCAGCGCAGGGACGCATCTGCGCGACGGCCTGCTGCCCGACATGGTGGACCTCGCCCGCGTGACGAACTGCGCCGTCGAGGTTCAGGCGAACGAAACGCTGTTCCGCGTCCACCCGAACGACTCTGTCGGCGCGATGAAGGACGCCTTCGACCGGCTCTATCCGAAAAGCCGGATGGTGATGGCGGGAATGACCACGCCCTATCTTCGGGAGCCGACCTGATGGATTTCCAGACCCGCGCCAAGCTGGCCGACGCCGACGTCTGGGCGGCCATTGTCGGACAACTCGGGACGCTGACCGAGGCCGACGACATCGAGGCCGACGTCAGCGGGACGCTCGCCGCCGTGTTCCGGCTGGTTCACCGGGTCCAGATAGACCCTGACCCCGCCGTTACGGTCGAGGTCATCAGGGCCGGGGCGGCTGAGATTGCGAAGAATCGGGAGACAGGACAATGAGCGCCACACGACAGATGCGCCGCCATCAGGAACGCATGGCCCGCAAAGGGAAGATGGTCCCCACCGGCCCCGCGACAAAGAACCCGCCACGTTCGGTTGAACGGCTGGTTTCTGTCGCCTTCATCTATGAGGGCCAGATGCACCATGGCTTCCGCTCTCACGCCGAACTGCGGGCCAGCATAGGCGACCCTAGCCCCTACAAGAGCGTCAGATATTACGAGCGCGAAGGGTTCTGGACGTCGGAGGGGCGCTTTGTGTCGCGTGGTGAAGGCGAAACAATCGGCAAGGCATCCGGTCAGGTGTCGCCGCGTTTCGGAGGCCGCGTCCTGCTTTCGTCAGACGTGAACTGGTGAAGTCAGAAAATCCCGAACAGCTTCCGCCGCGATAGCCGGGCCTGTTCCGCCTGACAGGCGTCGACGATTTCCACCACCGCCCCGCGGCGCCCGTTGGCGTCCTCGAGTTTCCCGGTCTGGGCGTCGCCGAACGCGACCCATTCCCCGACCGTGTTCCCCGCGGGAAGGTCGGCGCCGGCGACGTCAGTTCGAAGCGTCGGTCCGATCAGCGCGGCGCAGTTCAACGCAGCGTTCGCTGTCACGGTAGCGCACCCGGTCACAGAGAGCCCGAAGGCCGCGGTCGCCAGCATCGCCAGCCGTGTCGTTCGCATTTTCGGCATCGAGAATGTCTTCCCTGTTGCGGCCCGTCTGGGCGGCGTTGTCGGCTTCGGCCTGAACTTGGCCCGCCGTGGTCTTCGCTGCTTCGGAGCCGAGATTGGCCTGCGACCCCGCGACCTTGCCGTCGAATCGGGCCTTTGCGGCGTCTTTGTTGGCATTGCACCATCCGACCGTCAGGCCGATGACGACCAGCAGCAGGCCGATGACGGCGAACACGATCACGCGCCGAACGACGGTGTCGAGGCTGCGGAACCAGTTCATGTCAGGCGCTCCCGTAAAGGGCGGCTTCGGCGGCGCGACGGCGCGTCAGACCCGCCATCACCTTGCCGTCGTTCTTGTTCCACATGGCGAAGGCGGCCTGCGCGCCCTTGTAATCGCCCGCCTTGTGCTTCCGCAGCACGGTCGAACCGCCGAAGCCTCCGACCCCGATGTTATAGGCCAGCGAGACCATCGCATCGAACTGATGCTGCGTCGTCGGCTTGCCATCCAGCAGGTCGCGGACCTTGCCGCTGAACTTGGCGAGGTCCGCGGCGAAGCGTTCGTCGGCCTGGTTCTGCGTCCAGACGACACCCTTCGCGATGCCGGGGCCGGTCGAGCCCCATCCAATCGTCCACGGGTGTCCGTCAGCGGAGCCGGGGTCCGCATAGGCCGTCAGACGACAGCCTTCGAACTCATGCATCAGCGCGATACCCGCGGGACTGGGCGTCAGGACACCGGGCGCCGCGGGAGCCGGGTCGGCATCGTCCAGACCGAGGGCGGCGTTCACAAGGTCAACGTCGGCTTGCGTCAGGGCCGATGCCTTGATCGTGCGGATGGCGTCAAAAAGGGCCTTGCTCATTTTCCCTGCTCTGCGTTGGCCGCTACCTGCGCGACATCGACGTCGCGGCGGGTGCGGGCGGTATTGATGGCCTCGACCGCCTTCGCGCCATACAGCGTCGCGATGCCGAGGAAGTAGGCGCCGGCGAAGATGGCCCCGTCGTTCCCGTTCTCGACCTTGCTGGCGATGACGACGGTCGCGTGGGCGGCGGCGTATGACGTGGCGATGATGGCGAAGGGGCGGGCCAAGTCACCGATAAAAGCCTTCACGCGCTCCGACATATGGACGGGCGGAACCTCGCGGGGCGTGACGGGCGTGTCAGTCATGCCGCCACGGATAACACAGATGTTTACTTTTCGGGAACCTTGGCGGGCGGCTCGACAAGCGGGCGGGCGATGGCGGGTATCTCCCGACCGGCGAGGAACGCCCAGAACCGTTCGGCCCCCTGTATCAGCTTCGGGATGCCGCCGCCCGCCGCAGTCAGCGTTGTGACGAAGATGCAGGCCGCCACGACGACGCCTGCGGGGCTCTTGGCCGTGTCGCGGATAGCCTTCTTAGCGCTGGCGATCTGCGAAGGCGCAGGGTGAACTGCCCGCCTCTGCACTTCGTCGCGGGTCATATTTATCTGAAGTTCAAGCTCAGACAGCCGGCGTTCAGTCGCGGCGCTCCGCTGTTCTCCCCGCTGATCGACGCCGCGAATCTCGCCGCGCAGACCCCTGACCTCATCAAGCATCGTGTCGAACATCTGCTCGACGCGGGCGTTCGCCTCGGCTTGGGCCTCTTCGGTGCGGCGGGCGAGTCGCTGATAGGCCGCCTCGCCCGTTCCCTCCGAAGCCCTGCGAACCATTTGCCTTCCCCTCACTGTGGCGGCGGAAGGCCCGACGCGATGCGAACTGGTGTCCCGATAATCCAAGCGGCGCGCGGTCTGCATCGTTTCACCTTCAGCGTCTGTCGTCCGTCCGCTCTCTAACGCATCGGAAACCGTTTCGTCAGGGGGCAGGGGCGGCGGTCGGTTGCCCTTGTCGAGCCGCCACATAAGAACCAGCCACAGCGCGCCGACGACCGAGGCGATAGCTGTGGACAAGGGCGAGAACAAGGTTCCGGCCTCCCGGCCACGCCAGCGCGAGAGTCTGCGCCGAGAACAACCCTAACATGACCGCCCAGTATTGCATCCCGACATAGACGCCATGCGCCCAGAGGGACCAATGCCATGCGTGAACCAGCGGCGCGGCAACGAAACAGGACAGCAGGACGGCCTCTACCGGGTGCGGGAGGCGCTTCACCATGACCGCCGCAAAGGCCGCCGCGATCAGGTCAATATAGGCGGGGACGGTCCACCATCCCGACAGGGCGGCCCCGTAGCAAAGCCCCCACTTCACCGCCAGCAGGAGCGCGAGCGGGCGCGTCCGCTTATCCAGCGAGGCCAGAATCAGCAGACACGCCCACCCGGCTTCGATCACGGCTCGATTTCTTCCGGCGCCGGGGGAGGCGGGGGAGGCGGACTCGGGGGAGCGGGCGGCCCTGGCGGGGGAGGCGGCGAAGGCGGTGGCGGCGGCGGGGTAGGGATTTGATCGTCAGGCATTGTCGGGGCTCCGAACGGCATTATCGCCGCGCCGTCGTTTTACCACGTCGTCAACGGCGACCGCTTCCATGTGTTCGTTGCGACGCAGACATAGACATAGCTGGAGTCCCAGCAGACTTCGCCCGCCGTTCCCGTCGCTGTGGCCGACGCGGGAGTTCTCGCCGTCGTCACTTTCAGTGTGTCGCCGCCGATGGTCAGGTCATTTCGAATCGTGACGTCGCCGGTCGTAAAGTTGCCCCGGATGAGCACGTTCGCAGCGCCGTCTGTGTTGGCGATGACCAGCTCGTTTGAGGCCAGATCATCGAACCCGGCCAGCGGCCCGATGACGACCGAGCCACTGACCGACGCGTTCGATCCCTGATAGCCCGCACGATAGCCGAGAAAGACGTTGTTCGTCCCCGAGACCGAATATCCCGTCTGATAGCCGAGCGCGCAGTTGTTGTTGCCGCCCCCGCCCGTTCCCCGGAAGAAGCTATCGACACCGACGATGGCGTTGCTGGAAATCGTGCCGCCGCCGTATTGAGCGAACTTGCCGATGATGACGCTGTCAGAGACCGCGCCGGCCACCGAGACGGCGGCATAACCGATAATGGTCGAAGCATTGACAGACGCTGCGATGGCTGCGGCCCCGCCGATGACCTCGCAGTTTTCGGAGCCGGTCGCGGGGGCGTTCGCCATGGCGTTCCGGCCAATGACGTTGACGTAATCGCCGCCGGTCAGATAGCGGGCCGTTTGCTGGCCGATGATGACCGCGCCATCGCCCGAGAACGCGGCAAGGTTCAGACAGTGGTGACCGACGACCGTGCAATAGTTGAGGTCCGTCCCGCGGAAGCCGGCGTCAACACCGACAAGGGTGTTCATGATGCCGGTCGTCAGGGCGTTCCCGGACTGGTAGCCGATGCCGGTGTTCGAGTGCCCGGTCGTCAGGCTGAACAGGGCGGAATAACCAAACGCCGCGCACGCATAGGCCGAGGTCGCAACCGGCATCACGTTCAGGCCGAAGCCCGTATTGATGTCGCCGTCCTTGGTTCCGGCAGTGGTGTTGTTCAGGTTCGCCGCAAGGGAGCCGTAAAACACATTTCCCGCCGCGCCATTGAACCGGCTGGGCGCCCCGACTTGGGCCTTGAAGACCAGAACCCCTGCCTCTTTGACATAGAAGGTGCGCGCCCCGCCTTGGCTTTCGTCGGCCCAGACCAGAATAAGGTCGCCGTTCGCGATGGTCCCCGCGTTCGCAAGAGCCTTCGTGTCGAAGAACTGGTCGATGCCAAGGCAGGCGAGCGCGACCTGCGCCGCGTCCAGAGCCTCGGCGGCGTCGGTGGCGTACCCCTGCGAAGTGGTCGCGGCGTCTTCAGCAGCCGCGACCGCTGCGTCGACGCCTTCGACCGCAGTCAGAACTTCGGCCAGATCAGCGGAGAAGGAGGCCGGAAGCGCGAGAGCCGTCAGCGACCACGACCCGACGCCCGACCCGCCCGCCTTGGCATAGATGCCGTTATTCGCGGCGGTGGCGTCGTTATAGACGACCGCCAGAGTGTCGGCGGCATGGGCCAGATCGGCGTTCAGCAGCGCTAGCGTCGCCTTCTTGACCGTGATGGCCCCGTTCACGCCCAGCGACGACAGGGCAATGTCGATGATGCTGAAAAGCTGGCGGATGCCGGGCTTTTCTGGCTCATTCGGAACCGTTGACCCCGGCGACTCCATGTCCCGAAACTCGAGGTTGGCCTTGTCGGTGATGGCGGTCATGCGCGCGGGCTCCAAAGGTTTCGCTGGGCTGTTATGCCCGAAAGGGGGCGTTAGGTCACGATGACCGAGGCGTCGACGGGGAAGGTCAGCGACCATTCCGACTGGAAGCCGCCCGCCGTTATAAGCGCGACCTGAACGTCGAGCAGTTCGGCGAAGACCAGACCCGTCTCGATGAAGTCGTGCGGGGTTCCGTCCTGCGTCGTCTGTTCGGCGTCGTTCGTCCATGACGGTTCGCCAGTCACGCGCCAGCGGGTGACATAGGTCAGGCCGGGCGTCGCGTCCTCAATGTAGATTCGCAGCCGCGCGGTCGCGTCCGTGACGTCGAAAGCTTGAATGTCGTCGATGACCGGGGTCTCTGGCGGCGTGTCGGGCGGGCGGGTGTCCTCGCCGGCGCCTTCGGTCTCTTCGGCGGTCGTCCAGTCGTAAGCCTCGGGGTCACAGGAGACGAAGGGAATCGACACCGTCATGTCGGGGTTGAGCGTCAGCGGGAGGCAGTCGACCACGATGTCAGCCATCGTCGCGCCGTCGCTGGGGGCCTGAATGCGGATGCGGCGCTGGCCCCACGCCCGCAGGCCGTCGAGCGTGGTCGTGATGGTCCCGCTGACCGGAGCCGTTGCCTTGTAGGCCGCGATTTTCGCCAGACGCCGGGCCTGGCTGTTGTTCTGGACCCACGGCAGGGACAGGGGCTGCGAGCGGACGTCGCCCCGCGCCGCGATGTCGGCTTCCCGGCGATACGGCGTGGTTTCAACCTCGGTGAAGTCGAACGTCGGGTCGGTGTAACTGACGATGATTTCGTTCGTCGCCCGTTCGTCCTCTCGATAGAACTGGCGGGACAGGCTGACGATGTGCGCTTCGCCGATGACGACGGTCGGCTCGATATATTCGCCCGCCTCGACCGTGAAGCACCCGGTCGCGTCCTGAGCCATCCAGCCGTCGCAGGTCGCCAACATGGTCGCGATGACGTCCGCCGGCGCGGTGCTGTGAAGATAGGAGCCGCCCGACTCGTAGCGGGGAACGGTCCCGCCAGCAGCGAGGGGAACGGGTTCGTCGCAGACGTCGGCGGCGGCCTCCCATGCGGCGATGTTCGGGAGGAACCGGGAAAGGGGAAGGCCCATCCCCGTCTCTTCGTTGGTCATATAGTCCAAAAGCTGCCAGATCGGATTGCGCCCCCCGCCGACCCATGTCGCGCTCGCGGACTTGTCGGCGTCGGTCGTGATAGTCCCGCGCGCCCCGAGCCGGGCGTCCCAGTAATACTGAAGGTCGCCGACCGCGGACGGGAGGGGCAGGCCGTTCGGATAGTCCCGTTGAAACTGTTCCTTCTCCTTCGCCTTCGCGATCATCATCAGGGAGGCGATGCCATCACCGCGGGCGTTTGAAGGCCAAACGTCGGGGCGGGCGGCGGTCACGGCGCCGTAGTTCGTTTCGGTCGGCTCCCCGAGACGGGTCTCGATGCGAACCAGATCGCCCAGCTTCCCATAGCGGAGGTCGGGGCCGCTCTCGACGTAGGTATCGCCGCCGACCGTCACGGTCTGGTCGTTCAGATAGATGGCCCCCCAGCCCGCGATAAGGCCGTCGTGCATGGCGAAGACGTTCAGGGCGAGCCCCTCGTTCGTCCCGTCCGTTTCGTACAGCATATAGGCCCCGCCCAGCCGCGCACGGCCATAGCCTGAGACGCGGTCGGGGATGGCTTGCCGCTTCACTGACCGGCCAAATTCGGGCGTTGGAACCTTTGGGGCGAACAGTAGGGCGGGGCCGACATAGGCCAGCGTCGTCGCGCCGGCGACGGTCAGGGAGACGGCATAGGTCGAAAGCAGAGACGCGGTTCCTGTGGAGACGCCTACTGCCGTCAAGCCGCCATAAACCGCGCCGCCGACCGCATTTGCAGCCGTGAGAATGGCGTTTCCAGCAACAGCGAGGATGGCTTGCGGCATCAGGGCAGGTTCCAACTTCGGAGCGGCGTCGTGCGGATTGATAACACACCGGACGGGGTTAGCACCGCCCACCGCTCGCCCGTGAAGATGGCGCCGACCAGTGAAGGGCCGCGCGGGGTCATGGTCTCGACCAACCCGACCGCGCCGACCTCGGGCTGACCGAGGGTCATTCCCGCCAGATCGGCCCCGCGCTCGATGCAGGCCATCATCCCGCCCGAGCGGTTCAGAACCCGCATACAGCCCAACGCGGTCTGATACCGCCCCCGCCACGGCGCCCCGCCGTCGATGCCCGTGTTCCGCTCCGACCAGAGGCCCAGCCAGAGCAGACAATCCCGCTCGCCCCACGCCCACCCGGCCCGCGCGATTTCCTCGCAGAAGTCCCCTACGGCGGCCATTTCAGTTCCGTGTCGGCGCTGTAGAGCCCCGTCCGGTCACAGAAGGCGTCGTCGCTCGACCGGCGCCGCTGCTGCGCCCGCGTGAAGTGGTTCAGCTTCGGACGGCGGCGGCCCGTCGTGATCGACCCGACTGACAGGGTCACGGTGCGGGTGCGGGTGAAGTCGGGGTTAGAGACGCTGTCGGTGCGAATCACGTCCGCCTCGCCGTCCCATATCCAGAGGGTGTCGCCCAGCGGTTGCCAGTCGGAGCCGAAGAACTGCAGCCCGAGGCTGACCACCTTCGACCGGACCTCGGGGGCGTCCGCGTCGGCCAGTTCCACAATCCGCGAGTCCACGCCCGACAGTGACAGGTCGATGCGCGACGCGACGCCGTTCACAAGCTGAGACAGGGCCGGAATATCCTGCATTTCGCCGAGGCCGAGATACGTTCCGCCCGTCAGGTCGACCGCGTCGCCGGGGTGTTCAAAAGGCCCCGCCCCCGTCCATGCCCGAACGGCGGGGTCACTGGCGATGTGCATCAGCACCGAACGGCGAATCAGGTGGCCGTCAATCTGGGCCTGAATGAGCGGGTCGAGGTTCATCCTACATACTCGATGAAGGCGGCCTGACCCTGGCCCCAGCGCCCGTAATCCAGCGCCATGCTCATTCCGTCAGCCTGCGCCAGAACGAACGTCCCTGTCGGATGGTCCCAGTTCACCGTCTCGCCGGCGGTATGGGCCGCGCGCAGGGGCGGAAGAAACGTCAGGTCATAGACGTTCCCGCTGACCAGCGTCGCGCCCGTGGTGACGTGGAGTTCGTTCATTCCGGCGCCGTAGCCGAGGGAGAAGAACTCGCCGCCCAGCGGGACGGAATCACTGTCGAACTCGACCCGGATAGTCGTCGCCCGAATGGCCGCGTCGGCGGCGACCACCGAGACGATGCTCGCCGAAGCGTAAAGGCTCCCATCGCTGAACGGCGTCCCGTCACTATGGGGAACGCCCGTCGACGGCGCCCAGTTCGTCGGGCGCGGCGCTTGGCGAAGGTCGCAGATGGAAATGTTCACCGGCTCGACACCGCCCTGCGAACCGTACTGAACCACCCGCCACGCCCGGATCTGGTCAGGCGTCGAGAACCGCGGGAAGTCGGCCTGCAGCGCCCAGAGGCCGCCGCCGGTCGCGTTCACCCGCTGCTGCTGGCCGCTCGCCGTGATGCCGCCGCTGATGACCTGGCCGACAAGGTCCAGCCGGAAGGAGCGCATCTTCAGGATTGAATAGGGGAAGGTCAGCATCGGTTCGGCCTATTCCCTCAGAAGCTGCTGCTCGAGTTGCGCGGACGGGGCGCCCGCCTTGACCGCGGCGACCGTCTGGCGCTGCGACATGTCCAGCATACGACGGACGTTCGCGTAAATCACGGAGTCGCCATTCGCGCCGGCCAGATAGAGTTCGTTTCGCACGGTGACGTTCTGTTGCACCCTCTGGCTGCCGCGGGGCTGCTTGATGTTGCCGACCCACCCGTCCGACTTGGGAACGAAGAACTCGCTGTTCGGCGTGTTCTCATTGACCCGATACGCCGTCCCCGCCTTCACCGGGCCGCCCAGCGCCCGCCCGCCGCCGAAGAGCGACGCGACCGCCGTCACCCAGTTTCCGGCCCCGCCGCCCTGCGCGTTCCCGCTCATGGCCTGAGAGAAGATTTGACTAAGGACCGCCTCGAGGCCGTCGAAGGCGGCTTCGCGGAACCGTGCTCCAATCGCCGCGCCGATGTCGTCCGACCTGATAATGTCGATGAAGTCGCGGGCCATGCTGCGGCCCTGTTCGTCGAACTCTTGCTGGATGGCCTCGCGGCCCTCTTCCAGTTGGTCGGCTATGTAACGGGCGTTATCTTCAAGCGGACGAAGGGTCGTCGCATCGGGAAGGGTCATCCCCTGAGCGGCGAAACCACCTTCAAGGCTTGCGGCCTGAGCCGCCGTCAGCAAGCCACGCGAAACTGCCGCCTGAAGAGTGTCGCGAACCTTCGCCAAGTCGACAGCCGCCTTCTCCGTGTCAGAGAGAATCTCATAGGCGAGGCGGTCAACCTCGCCGCGAAGGCGCTCGACCTCGCGGGCTTCGTCAGAGACACGGGCTGCACCCCCACGGGCACCGCCGCCTCCCGCCCCACCGCCGCCGCCACCCCCGCGAGACGCCCCAGTTCGCCGAGGGTTGTTCTGGACCAGCGTCAGGTCGATGTATCGCGCCATCAGCGCCGCATAGTCGTTGTCTAGGCGGTCCAGCCTCGCCTGGGTTGGTGCATCGCCCGCGCCGATACCGACCCGGCCCAGAGTTTCCGCCACGCCCCGACGAAGGCTGTTTCCCCCAATCTGGCGCCGTTCCTCGCGCACCGCGTCAATCGCATTCGCAAGGCGCGTCCGAATAGCTTCCTTCTGGGCGTCGACCAGTTCCCATGTTTCGTCGGACAGGCGAGTCGTCGCGTCGCACATGGCATCAATGCCCGCGACCGCGCCCGCGCTCTGGTCGCCGACCGTTCCGCTAAGGGCCGCCGCTTCGGCCAGGACTTCGGCGTTTTCCTTCAGGATGTCGTTATATCGCGCCGTCTCTTCCTTCGCGCCTTGGATTTCCATCGCCAGCCCGACGAACGCAGCGGCGACAGCGGCGACGCCCAAGCCCACCGGGCCGCCGACAAGCGCCAAGGCGGCAGACAGGCCCCGCGACGCGCCCGCGGCAGCCGTGGCCCCGATAGTCAGGCGCCCCAGCGACCCAGTCGCCAGACCCGAAGTGATTTCGAAGGCGACAAGCTGGGCGTTCGTCACCGCGATGCTGGCCTGAAGAGCCGCGAACGACAGGACCGCAGCCGAAACCGCCCGGCCCGCCAGAACCCCGCCGACCACCGTCGCCGCCACCACCGCCGCATCCCCGAAGGCGTCAAGGTTGTTCGAAACGAAGTTCACCGCCGCAGCGAACTTCTCAGAAGCCCCCGTCGCCGCGTCCAGTTGTCCGATGTACTGTGTCGCGCGGGTCTGCAGGTTCGTGAACGAGTCCGACACAGTCGCCGTCGTGCGCGCGAAGGCCGCGTCGACGCCGCTCTGCGCGACTTCAATCGCGCGGAAGACCCGTTCGGACGTAAGCGCCCCCTCTTCCCCGAGTTTCTTCAAGCCGCCAATGGTCGTGTTGAACTCATCCGCGATGGCCTGCGCTAGAACGACGCTGTTTTCGCGGATGGCCTTCAGTTCGTCGCCGGCCAGCGTTCCAGACCCGAGGCCCTGGGCAAGCTGCGTCATGGCCGACGTGCGCTCGCCGCTGGTCATCATCGACGTGGCGAACGCCTTGTTGACGGTCTCGACCACGCGGGCGACTCGCGCCTGCGAAACGCCAAGGCCGTCAGACGCCGCGATCAGTCGGCTATAGAGCGAGGCCGTCCCCTCGAGGCTGGACCGCGACCGAAGCGAAATCGCGACCAGTTCGTCCATCTTCGCGTTGACTTCGGCCTGACCCAGACCAGCCGCCCGAAGCGGGTTTCCCATGCGAGTCCATGCGTCGGCGTATTGCTGGACTTCTCGAACCGCGACGCTAAGGGCGATGCCAGCGATGGCCGAACGAATGCCTTCTCCCATGTCCGTAACGCTGCGGGTCGTCCGCTTGCTCATCGTGTCGAACTGACGCTCGATGTTGCGGGTCGCCCGAAGGGTGGCGTTCTGGCCCGACTTCAGGCCGCGTTCCAGGCGCGACACGTCCGCCGAGAGTTCCAGAACCAGCCGCTCGACGTCTTTCGCCATGATCTAGCGCCCTTTCGCGGCCTGCCGCTCTTCTTCTCTCGCGAGCGCCGCTTCGAACTCGTCACGGGACGGGGCCTCGGTCTTCTGAGGTACGTTCGCGACGGTCCAGCCTTCTATTCGGGCGCTCACTTCCCAGAAGGACATAGCACGGATTCCGGCGACGGTTATTCCGGCGAAAGCGGGGTGGCCGTAGATGGGGGCGAACCGGATTTTTCCGCGGGGGAGGTCGGGAGGTCCGTCTTCACCGCTTCCCCCTCGCCTTTTCCCGGCGGTTCATCAGGGACGCCGACGACGCCGGCCTGCAGGATAAGTTGGGCGAGCGGCGCGGACTCGGCCCACGGGCGCCCGATGACCCACTGAGCGACCACGCGGCGGGCCGTCTCAGGCTTGGCCCCGCCGCCGACCAGCGCCGTGAAGACTACATCGCCCAGAAGCCGAACCGACCAGCGGCCCGCGCCGATCATGTCGAGCGCGTACTGCGGCCCCATGTCGTGCCGTTCCTGAATGAACTCGGCTTCACCGACGCCGAACTTAAGCGTCCACAGGTCAGGGCCGATGGGAACGTCGAGGATGGTCTGCGACCGCGTCCCGCCCTCCCGCGCCATCGCCATCTGAAGGGCCAGCATCGCCTCGCGAACGCTCAAACCGGAAAGGTCGAAAGCCGCCGGGGTTTCCCCCAGCGGCCCGCCTTCGAACAATGCTTCGAAGCTGTCCGACATTACGTGGCTTCGGTATAGGTGACCGGGCCGGTGAAGCGCATCGACAGGTCAGCAGTCGCCGAACCCGTCTCGCCGCCGTTGACGTTCCACGACGTCAGCAGGACCGCGCCTTCGAACGTGCCGCCGTTCGGGGCGTCGATTTCGACCTCGACGTTCCGCGCCTCGCCGGACTCGAACCAGGCGAAGAACTCGGGGACGTCCTGGGCTTTGACCCTGCCGGCGCCGCTGACGGTCGCGGACAGGCTGTCGACCTGCGAAACCATCCAGCCGACCGCAGTCGGGTCGGCGCAGTCGATGTCCATTTCTTCGGTCGTCGCGGCGTCGAACTGGATCGCCCGGTCGCCGTTGAAGGTGCAGAAGAGCGAGAAGACTTCCGGCGATGCGCCGTTCCCCACCCGGATGATGAGCCTGCGGCCCGAGAAGTTCGGCTGCGTCGCCATGGTGTTTCAGTCTCCTATCCGGGTCAGACCGGGTCCAAAAGGTATCGGAGCGTTACCACAGAACGGGCGACGCCGTCAGCTATTGGAAGATGCCTCACGTTCTCAACGCCCGCAACCGACATCAGCCAGCCAGGAATCGTCAGGATGCGAGCCGCCGCGACGATGGAAGCCGCCGCCAGTTTCTTCGCGCCGGTCTTCCCCCGCGCGTTGGCGTCGTCCCACCATTCCACGTCGAGATAATGCTCGACCTCCGCGTCACAGTCGTTCGTCGGGCCTGACGGCACGTCCTGCGAGTTTCCGAGAACGCCGAACGGATAGGGCTTCGTCGGGAAGCCATTCGCGCCGCGAGGGACATTGTCATAAATCGGGAGAAGGCCAGCGACCCGCGACACGCCCAGCGCGGCAAAAGCGGCGGTTAGGCCGGTTGAGCCCTGAAGGGCCGCATAGACGGCGGTCTGAACGGGTTCGGCCGGGGAAACGGTCATGTGTCGCTGTCCTTAATGCCCTGACGAAACGCCGCCCGCTGGCGCGACTTTATCAGACGGCGAAGCGAACGGTACGTCGGATAGAAAAACGGGGTCGCGGCCCTGTTCGGCGTGCCATGTTCGACCATCCGGGCATAAAACGCCGTGTCGTCGCCAGCGACCACCCGCCAGACGATGCCGCCCCCGTCGCCGCGATAGCCCGTCAGTTCGTAATAGGTGATCGACCGTTGCAGGTCGTGGTCATCGGTCGGGACCAGCCGAACCATCATGGCGGCCAGTTGTTCGGCGCTCTTTTCGTTCGCTGCGTTGATTCGACGCTTCACCTTGACCGGGATGCGCTCCATGCGGGCGAGGAAGTTTTTCGCCCTAAGCTGGGGGCGGCGCTGTTCGTCGGTGATGCGCCATTTGATCGCCATCAGATGACCCCGATGGCGCGGGCTTCCTGAACCAGCGCGACCCACCGCGGCGGGGGCGTCATCACCATGCGGCCAGGCTCAATCTCGGGGAAGTCGAAGCCGTCACCGTCGCCCGGCTCGATGGTTTCGATGCGGCGCTCAAGGTCGCGGAACCGCGCGCCGTGGCGGTGCGTCAGGGCCTCATGCGCCCGCTGCAGGTCTGCGATGCAGTCCGTAACGAGTTCGGTCTCACAGGACAGGGAGAGGACGATGCGGGCCATGCGCCTTGATAACGCGAAACCCCGCCAGCGTGAACTGACGGGGTTTGCCGAAGCTCGCGGGTGTGGGGGTTTAACTTCCCCGTCCGCCTCTTGCCGATGTCACCACCGGCCATTTTTCCTAGTGCCTACCCAGAGCGTCCCCTGAGATCATCGGTTAGCGCCGAAGCGCCGCGCCCCACTGGAAAGGGATAAGCCCTTAAATCACGATGTATACATTCGGTCAAGGCCCGACAGGGAATGTCGGCGGGCTTTCCGTCTCGCCGCCCGGTTCGTGGTCGCTGGGCTGGGCCGACGTGACCGGCGTCTGTTCGCAGACCAGTTTCACCATTGGTTGACCGGGCTGGAACAGGTTCGCCACGACATTGAAGAGCCGCCCCTGCCCGCCGATTTCCTGAACCCGGTCGCGGGCGTCAATCTCACGGGCCAGCGGCGAGAAGCGGAACGACACGAAGAAACCCTGCGCCGCCGCCATCTGGCCCTCGCGCATCGTCTCCCCGCCCGACTGGCGCGGGACAATCTCGCAGGATGCCGGGCCTAGATAGTCGTCCCAGCCGTCCTGAAAGTTGCCCGCGCCGTCGCCGGCAGGGTTAGGGCTTGCCCGCTGAACCGTCGCCAGGTTTCGAAGTCGAAGTCGCGCCATGGTCCGAATCCTTCTTCGCCGGGCTTACGGTCGCCTCGGCCTTGCCTTCTTCGACCAGCCGCTCGCCGTATTCGCGGGGGACGTTCTCGACCATGCCCTTACGATAGTTGATGGTCGAGGTCACGACACCGCCCGCGACAGGGCGAACGCGGCGGCGGTCGTCTTTCAGGAAGTGGACCCACACGGCACTTTCTCCTTCAGCCAGTCGGCATCGCTGACCGCGTAGGAAGGTAAGGCCGGAAAGATCAGTTGTCTAAGGGTTCCGCATCGGCGGCAGGCGCGCGGGGCTCCGCTGCGCTTCGGTAGGCGGCCCTTTCCGCACTTCGGGCAATGGGCCATCATGGAATCTCCCGACAAGGATTAAGAGACAGGGCCTTCGCAATGAAGTCCCTTGGCCCTGTCTCCGCATCCTTGCTTCGGACTTGTTCGAAGCACTGAGAGGCGAGCGAATGCGAGACTCTCAGTCTTTACACCCTTCCCGTGGGACCAAATGCACCGGGGCGCGGGTGTAATGGTGGCGGCTTATTCAGCCGGAAGGGCGGCGACCTCGCCAGCGCCAATGTGCGCCAGTTGCTGAAGGTCGGGATTGTCGGCCAGCAGCTTCGCCCGCAGTTCGTCCTGACGGGCGCGCTTCTCAGCGGATTTGATGGTCGCGATGGCCTTGGCCTCCTGCGCGACGACGTCGGCATGGGCGGCGGTGTCGACGCGACCGACCAGCCACTTCAGGTCGGCGGTGGAGTCGACCTCGATTTCCAGATCGACTTCCTCGACGCGGGCCACGGTCATGTTGTGGCGGGTTCCGGTCGGGATGACCACGAAGTCGGAAACCGACACATCGGGGTCGAAGGTCTTGAACGTGTGGAAGGGCTTCACGCCCTTGCCGTCAGCGTCCTGCTCATACGAAACCGACACCGCGCGGACGTCGGAGTTGATGAGGAAAATGGCGGTGGAGTAGTTCATTTTTCAGCCCTTCGGTTTGTGCCGCGTCAGTGCGGTTCCGCTTCGATGTCCGAATGTATGACAGCGGGATTTGAGACTGTAAACCCCGTGTCATACATTTATTTTCAGAGCCATTCTTTGCGCTCCAGAACGAACGTCTCGATGTCCTCGCGACCTAGCAAGGTTTCATCGGCGCCAGCATACACGACCCGGAAGCCGCACGACTCCGCAAACGCGATGAAGCCGGTTCGGGTCCAGTAATGGTGGTGTTCTCGTTTTCTGTAATGTCGAGAAAGCAGGACATGGTCGCCGTCGCGGAAGATCGGGAGCGAGACGAACGCGAGGCGCTTCACATGGGCCAGAGCTTCGTCTGGGCGCCGGATATGCTCGAGCACGTCCCAGAACGTCACCACGTCGTGACCGGACGCCAGGCGCAGCCGTTTGCCGCGCCCGTCCAGCCATGCGACGCCGGCGGGGTTCACGTCGTCGCCGAAGCCGACTCGGGTCTGGTCTTCCCACCATGCCGTCAGGAAGGCGCCGGAACCGATGCCGCAGTCGAGCAGCGACTTGACCCCGAAGCGGTCGCACAGCGCCACCCGCGCCGCCATGATGGCCTGACCTATCGGCGCCTCGGCCTGTTCGGCGTAGCGGTCGAAATAGTCGGAGTCATAGACCCCCGAGGTGTCGCATTCGAAATAGCCATAGCCCGCCTCGGGGAACCACAGAAGACGGTCGTGGGCGACCGCCCAGACGAAAGGGTTCAGGCCGATCAAGGCGTCAGGCCGCTGCGCGTCATCCATTCGTCGAAGTCCCCTCTGAGGTTCGCCGGATCCTTCCGGCAGGCGTGTCTCATGTTCTCGCAGTCGCACGGATAGCGCGGCTTGGCCCATCCGACGCGCGTCAGGTTCATGCGCCGGTCGGTGATGGCCTGCGGGCCGTTGTGACGAAGCTGGCCGCCCTGGATGACGAACAGGGGCGTTCCTGCCGCGATTGCCATAGGGACAATCCAGCCGACGCCGCCGACGACCGCCGCCGCGCCGCGGACCAGCGCCATCAGTTCCGACACGTCGAGTTCGCCCTTCAGATAGGCCACGTCGCACGGCGGAAGCGTCCCGACAGCCTCTTCCTCGCCCGGCTTCAGGTCCGCGACCAGCACGACCATGAAACCGGCGTCCTGCAGCCACTGGGCGACCTTGAAGACGGCGGACGGGTCGGGGTTGCGGGCGCTGTTTGTCCATTCCTTCCGCAGCGTGACGGGGCGGACTATGACGTATCGGTTTCCGCCCATCGTGCCGACGTTTCCCGCCGGCAGGTCGAAGACGAACGGCGCCCCCCGAAGCGGCAGGGCCAGTTCCAGCGCGTGAAGGATGGAATGGCGTCGCAGTTCCCGCGTCCCGTAGCCGAAGCGCGCCGTGTCAGCGATCAGGGGCCGGTCATGCCAGACCGAATCAGGCTGGGCCGCCGCGTTCTTCGCCTGCGTCCGAAGCGTGGTCGAGGGCTTCACTGGGAAGACGTTCGGGATGTCCGCGTATAGCTGCGGCCACGGGGTGTCGAGATAGACCGCCCGGCGCTCGCTCTCAGCGCGGACGAAGGGGCGCTGATAGACGTTGTCGCCCATGCCGCGCATCGAATGGACGAAGAGGGGGCGCATCAGTTGGACCGAAAGGCGTCGCCGCTGTTCCCGATCTTTCGAACCCAGTTGCGGTCGCGGTTGTAATAAATCTTGCCCGACTGCCACCAGACCATTTCGCCCATCGAGGGCCCTTGGCCCTCGGCCCACGGGGCGGCGTGAACGTGCGTCTCATCGCCGTAAGTGGGGTCCATCACCCGCAACCGCATGGCGGGCAAACCGCCCTCAAGGGTCACAGGTGCGATTTCAATAATGTTTCCGCCGACGCTCATCTTTCAGCCCTCGTTTCAGTGAAGGCCGATGTATGACATTGCGGGCGCTACCTGTAAAGCCGGAAGGCCGTCATCAGCGCGTCGGCGCCGAGTTCGACCTGATACTGGCGCTCGGTCCCGACCGCGTCCCGGTTCGTATAGAAATGGCCCGCCAGCAGGGTCAGGGCACCGCGAAGGCCATCGGGCAGGGCGAGTTCCGGGTCGTCGCCCGAGCCCGTCAGGCCCGCGATTTCGAAGCCCGCCGTGAAGGTGATCTGCACCGCGTTCCAGCGCGACTCCAGCGACGGGGGCGAAACCCCGTCGTTCAGGTGGATGACCCCGCCAGCGGGAAGGCGCTGAAACTCCCAGTCGGACGTCGCCAGGTCGTCCCATGTGATTTCGCCGCGGCCCAGATAGGCGATCTGATCGACCGACTGGACCGGAACGCGGTCGAGGGTCACGGGCCTGCAGGACGACCAGCCCCAGTTATTCCGCGCTTCCCATGCCGTCGAGGCGCACCAATCCCGCATATCCAGTCGGAAGACGGTCGGGCGAAGCGTCATGTGGGTCTGCTTCTCGACGAAATCGACCGCCGTCGCGAGCGCGGCCTCGAGGTTCGAATCCTGGACCGCGTCGAACGTCGCGTCCCCCGTGTCCTGAATGTCGAGCCGACCCTTCAGGACGTCCAGCGGAATGACCGGCTCGGCGCTGACGCTGACCTTGACGTAGTTCATGCCAGACACTCCCGAAGCGGGCGCTTTTCGAACGCCGTCAGCGATGAATACGGCGAAGCGTTCAGAACCTCAATGCCAAGCCCAGCCAGCAGACCCGCGCAGGCGTCCAGATCGCCCCGCCACCGCTCGCAGTTCCGTTCCGAAGGGTTGTTCATGCCTGGCGGGTGCTTGCCGTGCCAGTGGACGCCGCGGGCCAGCGAATAGTCGAACCCGACCAGCACTATGCGCGCCGCGCCAGCCTGCGCCGCCAGGTTCACCGCCTGAAAGCCGCTGTTCCCGCCCGACCCTATTTCGCCGAACCGTTCGAAGGCCATCGTGCGGCGCTTCGGGTTCAGCTTGACGCAATGCAGGCCGAACTTTGCCGCATCCCGAACGTGCTGCGTCACCTTCAGCCACGGCCCGGCCCGCGCGCCCTCGTCCCGCGTCCAGAACAGCCCGTCCGCCCCATAGACCATGTCGGCCCATGGAATCAGCCGATACGAGGCGTTGATCGCTACCCAAACGGGTCGATTGCCGGGGGCTTGGCCTTCGGAGGCCGCCCGCGCTTCTTCCCAGTCGATTTCGCCGGCTGACGGCCCTGAAGCGACGATGACGACACAGCGCCCGGCCCAGCGGGGGAACCACTCGGGGGCGCCGGCGTAGGGTCCACAGCACCCGCCTTCGGGCGCGCTTTCTCTTTGCCGCTGGCGATGATTTCGATGCGCCCGTTCTTCGCCCATTGTTCCGCCACCCCGACAGGAAGGTTCGTCTCGTAGCCCGCACGGCGCTTCTGGCCGTCGATGGGGTCCATTGTGCGGTTTAGCCTGACGCGGACGGTTTTCATGGTCGCTCCTAAAGCAGATGGGTTCGACGGGCGCTCTTAATGCGGTTCTCTCGCGCCCATAATGGCCGAAGGTTGGCTAACCCCCAAGCGGCCCGAAAATCAGGGTCTTCCGCCGTCTCGAACCGGAACGTCGAAAGGGCCGTGATGTGGTCGATGTGCCAGTCGCCGCGGTTCTCCCACGTCATCCCCGGCAGGAACTGGCGTTCAAGGTGCCGCATTAGGTCGTCCAGGCTGTAGCCGACCAGCGACTCCCACGAACGCCCGCCTTTCCGGCCCTTCAGGCTGTCCCGAATGCTGGTCGAAATCGTCAGGTTGAGGGCAAACCCCGGCTCTGACTGGCGCCGTGATTTGATCGCTTCGTATTGCCGGTCCAGCGTTCGCCGCTTGTGACACGACCGACACCGCACGTTCCGCAGGCTGTTGCGCGTCACCTGAACGCCGCACGACCGGCAAGCGATGACGGTTCCTTTTACGGGAGCGACGCCACGCTTCAGGCGCTGCTTCGCCGCCGCGCGCCGGTCCTTCGCCCGCTTGGCTTCAGCGGTGCAGGCGGGACAGCGGCGGGGGTAGAAGTGGCCCATCCCGTAGCGGAACACGGTCGGGGTCGCGCATTGCGGGCATGGGAATAGGGGGCTATCGGTCGGGCACGTCATCAAGCGGTCCTTCGCTCGGTGAAACAGAAAGGCCCGCTGGACGCCAATCCAGCGGGCCTTTTGCCGTTATAGACCAGACTTAGGTCTGGGGGAACTCGCCGACCCGGATGGCCTCGGGGCGGTAGTGGGCGACGGCGAGACGTTCTTCACCGCGAAGGGTTACGAGGTTGAACTCGAAATCCTTGTCGTTCTCGGTGGCGATTTCGACGGCGATACCTTCGCGGTCGAAGATTTGCGAGGCCATCGAGGACCCCACGGTGAACGTCCCCTCGTCCTGCGCCGCAGTGGCGACGACGCGCTTGCCCCAGATGGTCGGGCCGAGAACCGATCCGGGATTGGCCCAGATGTAGCGCGCCTCGTTGTCCTTCAGCAGGTTGATCCGCTCCCAGTCGCGGGGGTGCAGGATGGTGTAATCGACCGGGTAGTAGGCGAGCGATGCCTGGGTATAGGCGTGGCTCAGGGTGTCGATCATGGTGTCGCCGACCTCGTTCCACGACGTGTCGTAGGCGGTGGCGACGGTGTTCAGGCCTTCGATGCTCTGGCCGGTGCCGGAACCGTTCAGCAGGGCCGCGTTTTCGCGTTCGCGGACGCCCCAGCGAAGGCGGAAGTCGATGTAGGACCGCAGCATCGGGACGTCGGCCAGGATTTGATTCGTGGCCTTGATCAGGTGGGCGATGGTGCGGACGTTGGCGTCGACCTGTTCGAACTCGGCGTCCGAATAGGGCTTCTGGCCCCCCTCGGTGACGAACTCGGCGGCGTTGGTGAAGCCCGTTTCGCGGAAGTAGCTGATGACCTGTTTGTCGGTCTGACCGGGGGTCAGCAGGTCGCGAATCACCAGCGGCATATCAGGCTGCTGGATCAGGCCGGGGCGATAGTCAGGCGTCAGCAGCACGCCGCCGTTGCCCTCGCCGGTCGTTCCCGAGCCGATGATGGCGCCGGACGTATGCCACGAACCGCTGGCCTCATAGCGGGCCTTCTGTTGCGATCCGTCCATGACGCCGGCGAACGCGGGGGAGGCGATGGCCGAAGCGGCGAAGCCGGCGACAGCGGCGGCCTTCCCGGCGTTCCCGAGACGATCCATCACGTTCTGGGTCAGCTCGATCAGCGAGGCGCGCAGCTTCAGGCCCTCGGTCGCCTGGACCTCCAGGGCGTTCTTGATGTTCGCCAGTTCCTCGCCAGCCTTGCCGTTCGATTCCTCGATCAGCTTGGCGATGTTGGCGTCGCGCGCATCCAAGGCGGCGTTGATTTCTTCGATGGTTTCCATGACGGGCTCCTATGGCCCGCCGCAATGGGTCAGGCCGTGGGGATGAACCGGCTGCGAAGGCGAACCGGCGCGGAAGGGGTGGGGGTCTGCGTCGCTTCCGGCAGGGTTCCCGCCGCGATACCAGCAAAGCCGCGCTGAAGCAGGGCGTCGGCTTGGGACTTCGACAGGCCGAGGGTTCCCCGGAGTCCGTCGTGCAGAACGCCTATAGCCGGAATCTCGCCGTTCGCAAAGGTGGCGCGCGCTTGGGCGGCGGCGGCCTTCTTCGGCTGGGGGACGCCGAGACGGGCGAGGGTGTCGCCCAGCGTCCCTACACGGTCGGCCATGCCGCGCGAGACGAGTTCCGCAGCGCCGAAGACCTTCCCGTCGCCGAACTGCTCGACCACCGTCTTTTTCGTCACCTTGCGATTGTCGGCCACGGCGCCGCGGAAGGCGACCGCCGACTCCTTGACGAGCGCCTCAAGCTGGGCGCGGCCATCGTCCGACAGGGGGCCGAACGGGTGCGCGCTGATCTTGTGTTCGCCTTCCTTGACGATGGTCGGGTTCACGCCCTGCATCTTCAGCATTTCGCTGATGTCTTCGTGGATGGAATAGACGCCGATGGACCCTGCGCGACCGCCAGGCGTCACCACGACTTCATCGGCGGCGGTCCCGACCCAGTAGGCCGCCGACGCCATCAGGCTGTTGACCTGCGAAATGATGGGCTTCACGCCGCGGGCCGCCCGAACTTCGTCCGCGAACTCTTGAACGCCGTAGGTCGAGCCGCCCGGCGAGTCCCAGTCGAGGACGATGGCCGACACATCGTCATTCGCGACCAGCGCGCGGAACGCCGCCGACACCTTCTCGACCGACACGCCGCCAGCGCAGGCTTCTTCCATTTCGGTCATCCGCTGCGCCATCACGCCATAAATCGGCAGGACCGCCACGGCGCCGCCCGACCGGGCCGCTTCGTTCGTTCGCCGCTGCGACAGCCGGGCGTCTTCGCTGATGGGCGCGACCGGCCCGGCGAGGTCGAAGGCGCGGTTCGCCAGAATGGACATCGCCGCCGCCAGATAGGACCGTTCAACGGCCCAAGGGGTCGTCGCCATCATCGACAGAAGGTGGAAGTAGCGCATCGCGTCAGACTCCGGGGGTCGGTTCGGTCGGCGCCGGCGGGGTGCCTGCGTTCTTCATTGTGCGAGCCTCGGCCTCTTCCTGCAACATGGCGAGCGGGGTCAGGTTCTGCTGAACGGTCAGCAGGTCGCCGCCCTCGCCTTCGATCTGGTCCCATTCCTCGAGTTCGCGGACTTCGTCGCGGCTCATCCAGCCGTTTTGCAGGGCGGATGAATACAGGGCCGCGCGGGCTTCGGTATTGCCGCGCAGAAGGCCCTCGCTGCTGAACTTGGCGTAGAAACCAGCGCGCCGATCTTCCGCCGTCAGCAGGCGCGAGTTGATGGCCTGCTCGATGCGGGTCAGGTATGGCATCAGGCAGAAGTCGCGGAAGTCCATCCGCATCCCTTCCTGACCACCGGGCCACGACGTCATTTTGTCGGTGTGCCCGATCATCATCGGCGGGACCTGATACCAGCGACAGATTTCCTCGACGTTGAACGACCGCGTCGCCAGCATTTCGAAGTCAGCGGGATTGATCCCCATCGACTGCCACTTGAAGCCGCCCTCGAGCAGCATCGTCGCGCCGGCGTTCGACGACCCCGTGAACTGGTCGATGATGGCTTGGAACTGGGCGCGCTTATCGCCGTCCAGCCGCGCCGCCGGGTTCTCGGTGTAGAAGAAGCCCGGCTGCTTCAGGCCCTTGGCGTATTGGCGCCCGACCGCTTCCTCGACCGCAATGGCGTTGCCGAACGTCTGGCGTCCGTAGGCCAGCGCGGAGAGGCCGAGGTCGGGTTCGCGGTTGTCGGTGAAGCCCTTCAGGACGAACAGCCGCTCGGGGGCCAGTTCGTCCTGCGTCCCGTCCCGATAGGTGACTTGATAGTAGAGCGCGCCGTTCGCGCGGCGCATCGGGACGCAGCGGTCATAGTCCCACGGGCGCAGGCCCGACAGGTCGCCGCCCATCGTGTCCTTCAGGGCGTAGCCCATGCCGCGACCGACCAGCGAGGCAACCATCCCCTCCATGAACTCGACCGGCGTCTGATTCGCGTTCGGCTGGCCGCGTAGGATTTCCGCGACGGGGTGTTCGGGCGCGAGGCGCCGGCGGTTCCCCTCGCCGCGCTGCATGATGTGCAGCGGAAGCGTTGCGATGGTCCCGGAAATCAGCCGTTTGCAGGCCCAGTCCGTCGAGAGGTTCAGCACCGTGTCGACGTTGACGTCTTTCTGGGCGTAGTTCCCGCCGACGAAGAAGCCCCCGAACGGAACCGGCCCGCTAAGGCGGAAGACCTGGCCGACGCGACCCCAGAAGCTGCTCATGTCACCATCACCGGATTAGCCAGAAAGTCGTCGAGGGCGGACCCTTCGGGGCCGAACCTTGCCACAGCCGCGCCGACGCTCATAGCACAGGCGACCGCGCCGTCGATTCGGCCCGTGGCTTTCCGCTTGTTGAAGATGATGTCGCCGGTCCCGCTCGGGTTCGGCTGGGGGAAGACGCCGGCGACATTCCAGCGCAGGACGGGGTTCGGCGGCGTCCACCAGCGGCCTTCGACGATGGCGTGTTCCCAAGCCTCAATCGACCCCGGCATCCAGAGCGGATTTTCGAGGACGTTCCCGCGTTCGTCATACCAGCCGCGCGCCGCCGCCAGGTCCGGGTCGATCTTCGAAAAGCGGCGGAAGCCCTGCGGGTGTTCCAGCATCGGGGGCGCGTAACCTTCCTCCGCCAGCTTGTCCTCGAGGTCTTTGTGGCGATAGCGGTCATAGGCGACGAACTGCAGGTCGAAGTCCTGCTGGTCCTGATGCAGTTGCCGCCCGATGGCCTGCATGGGGACGATTTTCCCCGGCGTGGCCTCTAGGAATCCCTGCTGTCGCCAGACGTCATAATGGTCGGGGTGGCCGCGGTCGCGCTGTGACCGCATCCGCAGCGTGTCGGCGGGGGTCCAGAAATGCAGGAACGAAAACAGGTGTTCGACGCCCGCAATCGAGTCCTTGAACGTCAGAGCGCGGGCGGTCAAATCCTGCGACCATGACAGGTCGAGGCCGCCATACGCCTTGTCGCCAGCGAAGTCCTCAATCCGCAGCACCTTCACCGACCGGCGATGACCCAGTCCGCCAGACGGCGTCGGGTTCGCTTCCGTGACCTCGCAAGCCTCCCACGCCTCTTGTGTGATCCACGCCCGGTCGGCGTCGGTCCAGACGCAGAAGTTCAGCCGCAGCGCCGTGTTCTGTGCTGACGGGAGCAGTTTGGCGTCCCCGACTTCCTTTCGGATATACTCAAAGTCGATGATGTTCCCGAGTTCCGGGTTCGCCTTGATCCAGCAGGACTCGTCTTCGAAGGGGTCGTCGCCGTCGTCCAGCGCGCAGATGTAATAGAAGGCCGCGTCGTCTTCCTTCTCCCCGCCGACGACTTCTATCCCGAGTTGGTGATATTCCCACGCGACCGACGTCCGGTCTGACCCGCTGTTCGTAATCATAAATAGAAGTGGCTGCTTCCGCGCCTTGAAGCCCGCCTTCAGCATCCGAATGGTGTAGGCGTCTTTGATCTCGTGAACTTCGTCGATGAGCCCGATATGCGGGCGCGGGCCTGACTGGCCGTCATCGTTCGCTATCGGCTTGAAGAACGACGCCGTCCGCAGATAGGTAAGCTGCCAGACTGGGTTACCGCCCGAGGGCGTCAGGGCGCCGCGCAGGGCGTCCGACCCGGCCCGCATCGAGACGGCGTCGCGGAACAGGATCATCGCCTGATCCTTCTTCGTCGCCGCCGCGTAGATTTCGGCCCGTTCCTCGCCGTCCGCGATCAGGCCATAAAGCCCGATGGCCGCGGCGAGGGGCGACTTCCCGTTGCCCTTCCCCATTTCGACGAACGCCTGGCGGAACCGGCGCCACCCGTCCGCGCGCTTCCAGCCGAAGACCGACCCCGTGATGAACCGCTGCGCCGGCGAGAGGATCAGGGGCCGCGTCTCGCCCGCGACGAGGACCGTGCAAAGCGTCTCGCAGAAGTCGAAGAAGTCCTGCGCCGCGGCGACGTCGAAGAACAGGCCGCGCTCGCCGCCCGTCTCGATGTCCTTCAGGTGGCGGCGACAGGCGGCGCGGACGTGCGGCCCCGCGACGATGTCCCCCGCGACCACGTCCAGCGCATAGGCGGTCACGTCGTCGCCCGCGCGCCTCGCCTTGTGGCCTGCGGTCTGCTTTTTCACCGAGGCGCGGGCCATGTCGGTTCCGTCACGCCTTCAGGGGGACGACGTTGTCGCTTCGGGGGCCACGGTTCAGAAAGTCCACGGGGCGCTTTGTGGCAGTCTTCGTCTGGGCGTCGGTCTTCGGAAGCGCAGCACCGCCGGCCCCGCGCGGAACGCTGACCCGCGACCGACTGGACGGGGTCAGGCCGAACTCGCTCGCGAACTTCAGGCAGTCGCGCCGGGCGGTGTTCCGCAAGGCCACGATGGGCGACTGAATCAGATTCCCGTTCGACGTCCCGACGATGCGCCCGTCGTATTCGGGGAGCAGGACGGACTCGGCCCCGTCGAAAGCCAGCGCGGCCTCGGCGGCCTGCTTCGCCTTCCGCGACTGTGCGGCGATCATTTCGTTATAGCGCATCCAGTCGCTGAACGCCTCGCAGTAGCCCGCGAAGGCCGTCCAGTCCTCAAGGCCGAGGATGCCGTTCAGCCACAGTTGACGGGCCAGGCGCCGCCATTCGGTCGCGGCGACGTCGTCCAGATAGTCGGGCGGGTTCGGGGGCGCTGTCCCCAGATCGGGCTGCGGCTCATTCTTCGGCAGGGGCTTTTTCGAGCGGTTGCCGGTCAGCTTCTTTGTCGCGGTCGGGAGGCGCTTCATGTGTGACACATAGCGGCGCGGAGGCCGAAAGGCAAAGCGGGCGTGATGTATGACAGTTTCATTGACAGGCCGGGGGAATGTATGACAGTTTCCGGCATCGACAACGAAAGGCTGACCCGATGAACCCGCACACGAAAGACTTCCGCCACCACGCCCTGACCGGCGAGAAGACCGGCTCCCCGTTCCAGTCCGACCGGGCCTTCCGGCGCGGAGGTTTCCCGCCCGCAGGGATGGTCGTCATCGCCCTGCTGGCCGCACCGTTCGCATGGGCCGGCATCATCTGGGCGGGAATGGCGGTCTTCCGGTCGTGGTAAGCCGCACGACGGAGCGCCGGCGGATGCGGGCGGGCGACCCCGTCACGCTCCGACAGGTCGCCCAAGCCCGCGGGATGCAGCGGATGAAGGTTCCTCTGGTCGAAATCGCCACAACGCTTAGGGTTCGGTCCAGCGACCTCGACCGCGCCCTCTGGCAATACATCGACACCGACGTCGAGGAACTGATCGCTCCCGTCCGCCGCGTCGAGCCGATGTTCTGACGCTTGACACTGTAGGACACTTGTCACACATAGGGGTTGCCCGTCTTCACAAGCGGCAACGGCAATGTGTGATCTCAGCCCTCCGCAGAGCCAGCCCCCAAGGGTCCGCGCCCTTGGGGGCTTTTCTGTGCCTCCGATTCCTTAGGCAACCAGGTGTGGTGAAGGCATAATCCGCCCTAGCGGGCGAACCATGCCAAATCGGTTTCCCCGATTCCTTGAGGTCGCGGCGCGGAGCCTCAGCATATTTGCGCGGCTTGCCGATCAAGTCGGCGGGGCGGCTGTGCGTCCCCCACTTTGTAAGCCAATCCGTCTTCACAGCGGCGGCCCTATCAGCCAGCGGCGCAAATCACCGGCTAGGGCGTCGGGTGTTACCCGTCAGTTTGTAGGTGTTTGGCTCCCCTCTCATTCCCGTCTGGGAACCGACTATCGCCGTTCAGGGGCCGCAATGCGGGCAGGGCCTGTCTTCACTCGTTGCAGACCCCCGAAGGGTTCAGCCCTGCAATGTCGCCAAGATGCGTGACCACCGCCGGCAGGTCAAGAAAAAGCCGCCGCCCCCATGCGCAGGAGCGGCGGCCTATCGGCGGACGGAGGGGGGGGGGCTTTCAAACCGCCGACGTCTGACTGTCTTACACGGCGCGCGGGGTGTCAATCGCGCGGCTTGCATCCGAACGGGGGCTCGACGGGGGCGCCGCGGGTGCATCCGGCCTTGAACTCTTCCAGCGCCGCGCCCTGATCTTCGCAGGGGACGCCATCACGGGTCACGATGAGGGGCGACAGGTCCGCCATGCCCTTGACCATGCCCGACCCGTCATAGGGCTTCGTCGGGTCGCTTCCTTCGAATGCCTGACGCCGCAGGTCCGCCGCCACGTCCCGCAGCCCCGTCAGGATGCGGTCAGGCTCGGGCCGCTTCAGCGTCCGACGCTCGCGGGTCACGCGGTCGTAAACGTGGACCCAGTCGGCGGCGGGGTCGGCCTTGACGATGATGTCGTCGATCTCATGCAAGCCGAGGGGCGGCTTGCCGTTCTGGGCGCGGTCGAAGTTGATGTCCTGCAGCGCGAACTCATAGACGCGGGGGCCGGGCTCGCGCACCGCCCAGCCGTTTTCTTCGCCGACGATTTCCGCCGACCGATAGTGTTCGCCCTGCGTCGGGATGCTGGCGCCGTGGTCGTCGGTCGAGAACATCCCGACAATCTCGTCCATGCTGAAGCCCCGGCCCTCCGCTTCGAACAGGTCGTCGGGCCGCTCCCGAAGGTCAATCGTGATTTCAATGGGCCGACCGTCGCCGCCCCCCGTCATCAGGACATAGCGCCCCCGATTGAACGCTTTGCTCACGGCCAGGTGCAGGTCGCCCCGCAGAATGTTTACAGATGCGGTCATGGTCAGCCTTTCAGAGATTGGTCACGGAAATGATTCGCCCGCGCCGGATGGTCGCGATGCAGTCGCGGCGGGTGGAGTCGCGCGGGAGGGTCTTGATCGGGATTGTCACACTGTCGACGTCCATCGACCTCGGCGTGAACCGCCGAGGCTCATATCCCGGCAGGGTCTCGATAGTCTCCCGCCGCAGATAGACCTCATGCGTCGTCCCGCCGTGCGCCGCGTCCTCGGCAACGATGCGCCGGATGGAGTCGAGGACCGCGGTCACGGCGCGACCCGCCCGTCTGGGCCAATCTTGACCACGCGGGCCGCGATGTAGCGCCGAACCGCGGCCTCGGCCTTAGCGCGGGTCGGTAGGGCCTCGGCCCGGTCCAGTTCGGCCCACGTCACGAAGTGGAAGAACCCGACGCCGTAGTAATGCTGGCTGTCCGCATAGCATCGCCAAGCGCACCACGTTCCATCTGCATTCTGTGTCACCTTGTAGGGCGTCGCCGCTACCTCGGCCTTAACAGCGGCGGCGGCGGCGGCCTTCTCAGCATTCCGTGCGTCGCGGTCAGCTTGGCGCTGTCGCGCGGCCTTGACCAACGGGAGCCATTCAAACATCGGTCTTCTCCGCGAAACGTTGCTGCGCCAGAACGCCGGCGTCATAGGCCGTGCGGATCAGGGAGTCGGCTTGCGTCCGCGTGAGGCTGCGCCGATCCTGACCGCCAGAGAACATCGCGACCACCACCGCCGCGGCGTAATCCTTCGCACTGGGCGGGGTCATGGCTGCGTCACCTTTTGGATCAGAAGCGCCATCGCGTGAGCCGTGCGGCGCGAGCCGGATTTCTGGCCCGAACGATAGGCGTCCTCGAGATACGCCGCGAGGGTCTTTCCCGTCACCGTGACGGCCTTGCCCGCGATCAGGTCATCACGCGCGCCAGTGTCGTTTGGCATCCGCGATATGATGAACGGAACCCAGCGTTCCGGCAGTTTGTCTGACATGGTTTCAGCCTCTTTCCGCGTTGGGGGTCAGAGCGGCGCGGGCGACGTTGTAGATGTCGCAGATCAGGTCGATGGCGTCGCTGATCCCGAGTTCCTGACCGGGGGCGGCCAGTTCCTTGATCTTGCGAAGGGAGACCAGTTCTGCGCTGTCGTTTTGAGTGTCTTGCATCGGTTCAGCCTTTCAATCCGCGTTGTCAGACACCTATGCGCCCGAATGTATGACAACGCAAGGGGAATGTGTGACAGTCCGTCAGGCGTCCCCCAGCAGCGCCGAAGCGCGGGCGGCCAATGTCTCGGCATCGAGCGCCAGTTCCAGATGACGGGCGACGATCTTCTGGGCCGAGTCCCGCAGTTCGATCAGGTCTTCGCGCGACGGTCCGTCATCGACCGGGTCACCGAAGAACTGCAGCCGCGTCTTTGTGACCGCCTCGACCGGCAGGGCGTGAAGGGCGGCCAGCGAAGCATCGTCCACGCCTTTCGGGTAGCGGTTCGTTTCGGGGTCGATCTTGGCCGAAACCACGGTGAAGGCGCTGCGCCATTGCGCCGGCGTGGCCTCGATGTCGGGCGCAGCCGCAGCCGGGGCCTCGACGCGCGGTGTTCCGGGGACGGCGCCGCCCTTGGGGACGAATCCGTATTTGCCGTTCTCGTCACGATAGACCCGATAATCGACCTTGTTCACCGCGTCGGCGCCGAGGATGGACCGGGCGTTACGGTGACACCCGCTGACGCTCGACATTCCGGTCTGCCGCATCGCTACCCGATGACCCTCGACAGGGATCACATATTCGATATGCGGGAGCGGGTTCAGGACGACGTGCGCGCAACGCTGGCGCGGATAGCCCGACGAGTGAGAACGCTTCGTATTCATGGTTTCAGCCCTTGAGGTTGGAATGTATGACAGCGGTAAACCCGGCTGTATGACATTGCAAGCGGAAAATGTAAGACACGCGAAATGCGCGGTTCGAACCGAATGCATGACACCCCCACAAATGTATGACGGTTCTGCACAGAGATGCACCCGCGCCGGTCCCTGGCGTTCGGCGGAAAAATTACTAGCAGCTTAACCATATACAGAATCAGATGATGCTAAGAAAGCTTTATTAGAAATGTTACTATACATTTATT